AATTGTGATCCTTATGAATGTAGTGAAGATCTCTCTCAATATAATCTAGTAATAAACTTAGGTAATATCTTTACCGAAGTTGTTTATGGTCCTACGTTTGCATATATTTGTGAAGGTAGTAAAAAGTTAATTAAACAACAATCAGACATGGCACATATAGAACATTACAACAAACATGGTAACAATTCATTAGTTATAGGTTACAACTATGTGTAGTGTCCAGATTTTTTGAGATCAACAATTTTGAATAGATCTCCATCCTTTTTTAATCTATCTGCTGTAGAACCATCATGATCTACACTAGTACCAATATTAGGATCTATAACAGATTTTACTGGTGCTCCTTGACCTATAAACCTTGCATGCGGTAATGCATGTCTGCTTTGTGTACCTTTATTGAAAAATCCCAGCAACTGATCTACTAAATTCATAGGACCAGTAACTCTATTTTGATGAATATGTCTTATCAATCTCTTAGCAAAAACAGGATTGTACATTACAGCTTCCATAGAATGTTGACCATAAAAAGTTACTTCAAACCTAGGATCAAATTTTATAAACTCAGGTTTAACAAGATATGCATCATGTTCTAATACTAATACAGGAACATTTTCTACAGCTGATTTCATCCATAAAAAGTATTGACTGAAGAAGCAAGCAGCTTCTGTCTCTGTTAATTTTCTTCCATTTCCTCTAGTTCCAAACTTAACTTTATCATAAGCTGTACCTAAATCTCGTCTTGTAAGTCTTTCAGGAGTAATTGCATTATACAATCTTAGATCAAATCCTTGCCATGATTCAGCACAATAACTTGCATAAGCCTCAGATACTGGATCACCTTTCATTCGAATCATTATAGTTTTAAAGTCCATTTTTTTTCACTTTTTTGTGTTTTTCTTAAATTAACTGTTGACATTTGTATTTATATAGGGGATAAGGTATATATCAAATGAAGGGAATCAAAAATGAAAGTTACAGTAATTCACATGCCACACCCAGCAGACACAGAAGCAGAAGCTATTCGTGTTGCAGAAGTTTCAATTCCTGCTGAGATCAAAGATCATACAGCAGCTTGTGAGTATGCATACCACAGGACTCAGAACATTTTTGGTTCTTGGTCAATCAAAGATGGTAACGCTGATAACTGCGACAGTGTTAAGCGTATGTGTCCTTTACACGAAGGTGGAATGGGTCTTCGTTCTTCTATGATGGGAGATCATTTCATCGTACATGGTGACAATGCTTGGGCTCATAACGAGCAAGGTGAAGTTTACGAATGTGCAATGTTAGGCTTTGAGTTTAAGAACTCAATGATCCTTGTAGACTTTCTGTCAGAACAGCAGAAAAAACAAATCGCGTATGGCGTTGAAACGTTGGAGTGGGCATAATGGATCCGGTTATTCTATGGAGAGCAATACATTGTGTATTGCTCATGATTTTTGTTTGGACACCAATTTATCTGTTGACTTTGTTTTAAAAATATGTGATAAGTGATTATTGAAGGAGATAATTATGGCTTATAAAATGGAAAAAGGTTTGAAGGATGCAATCTTAGCTCAGCATAGAGAAGCTGATGCTTTTTGTAAAATTCCGGGTAACTGGATGGGAAAGGTTCCTGATCCTTCTAACACAGAGTATTGGAGCGAGCGTGTTCCAACTGGTACTCTAAAGGAGTACGACCGCATCCAACTTGTTGAGGATGCATACTATACGACAGCGGAGATTGTCTCCAAGTCGTTTGCAAGGTCAAAGGACTTTGATAACTGGACTGATGACCGAATCAAGAGGTACATGACAAATGCATTCGGGGTGAGGTATGACTAATGAAACTTTTACCTACCTCGGAGTTGAGTATGATACTTCGTTTAAATCAGAAAACATGCGGCACGGAGGTCCGTTTGATCGAGGAAGTGCTGACAGCTATTATAGGCGTGGTTTCGATCCTCACTACTACATTGGTAGTACTGGCTCTACACCCCGTATAGAAGAGGACGATATGACCTCAGATCAAATTGCTCAATATTATGCAGGTCATCGTTATAATACAGAACAAGGGGACTTTAAGGACTGGGGATGATTTATAAACATGATAATTGGGGTGAGGCTAAACATTATAGTCTCACTAATAATGGAATGGGTCTTTGGACAGTTAGAGAATTTTCTAATGGTTCTAAGAGAACAGAGTTGACATTAACTACTGAAGAGAAGATAATGTTTACACAGAGATTGCAAAAAGGAGGATGGTATGAACACATTCGTGAGTGAATTGAAAAAAGAACATAACAAGTTCATGAAAAAACAATTACGGCAAGCTAAGGCTCGTCGTACCGAGAAGTCTCCTCTTCGTAATGAGGACTTTCATTATACAGATGCATCAAAGTATGCTAAACAGTACTATGGTGATGTGTATCATGAAACAACTAGATTTGATAATGATTGGGATTAAGGAGTCCATATGACTGAAGAATTAACTCGTGAGTATATGATTGGTGAATTACAGAAACGTGTTTGCCGTGTGGTGTTTAAAAAAGTTAATGGTGAAGAGCGTGACATGAGATGCACGTTGATTGAAAAAGTTCTTCCACCTATGAAAGGAAGTGAACGTCAAAAGAATACTGATGTGATCCGTGCCTTTGATACTCTGAAAGGAGAGTTTAGATCATTCCGTGTTGAGAATGTTATCTCTTTTACCTAGTATAAATAACGATACGCAATAAGGAGAATTATATGTACGTTGATCCATATTGGATAGGATGGTTATTGATTACTGCTGCATCAGTTTGTGCTTTTGCAATTGGGTACCTTTATAATAATAATTCAAAAGATGAGATCATTAATAATACAATCTTATATTTGATTAGTAATAATTACGTAAAAGGTGAGCTTGTTGATGGTGAATGGGACATCATTCCTCTCGACGAAGAAAAATAACTGTTGACTTTATTTTAAAAATGTGCGATAATAGATTATATGATGAAGGAGGTGCCTATGGCCCGAAAACCTATGACAGACGCGCAGAAGAAAGCACGTGCAGAAAAAGCTAAAGCTACTCGTGAGCGTAAAAAACGAGAAGCATTACAGACATTAGGATTGGAGAAGTACGACCGTTCTAAGAAGACTCGCAAGAAGCGAAAGATGACAGAAGAGCAGAAAGCTGCTGCCGCTGAGCGACTTGCGAAGGCTCGTGAAGCAAAGAAGCCTTCTCAACTTCTTACAGTCCATGAATCGCTTCGTGACATACCAGAGACTGATCCATTTGCTCCAGCTCGAGTTCGTGGTTGGATTAAGAATCAAGCTCTTATGTTGAAGTCAATGAAATCTATGAAGACCTCTAAGGACTCTAAAGATAGAGCAGCATATACAGACACTGAAGTCTATCTTGCTAACTTGCAAGCATATCTTCGTACTGGTGTGTATCTTGACAATCGTTGGGGTGCTGAGAGACAACATAGAGTAACACAGAAGTGTGTCGCAATGTCTTACTATCCTGATGGAACTCCAAAGCGTACAGTTGGTGTTTGGTATCCAGACATCGGAACCTATACAAGAGAAATGGAATTAGAAGATAATGGTGGAGTCAGATCAGTTTCTAACAAAAAGCAAGTTCACGAAACTCATTGAGGAGACAGTTAAAGATCATAAGTCAAGTTATATGGATGCGATCATACACATCTGCGATAAGATAGATGTTGATTTAGAAGATGTCAGGAGATTTGTTTCTCCTGTCATCAGAGAGAAGCTAGAAGCAGAAGCCATGAGGCTTAACTTCTTACCAAGACAAAATACATTACCGTTTGAATAATGAAATTATATATTAAACAACCAGTACTATCACAAGACGATGTCAAAGCTTTAATGAATGCCCAAGGAAGGTTTACTACTGCAGGTGTTTACAGACAAGGAAATAGTCTTACTGATAGGAATGCAAGATCTGCATCAGTTAAACAAATACATCCTAAAAATTTTCCTCAAGTAAATGAAAAGCTGATTGGTCTACTTACTCAATTCAATCCAGAAGCTACTAGTGACAAATACTATGTCAAGGAATACAACTATTTGATCTACAATGTTGGTGATCATTTTAAGTGGCATAGAGATGTAATAAAATCCAAAGACAATAAAGTTAGAAGATTTTCTACTACTACTGTTCTTAGTTTATCAGATGACTTAGAGGGTGGTGACTTTGGCATCAAAGATGGAACAGGATTTGAAGTAAATGTAAATTTACAAGAACGAGATACTTTGTTGTTTGAGTCAAATACCGAACATCAAGTATATCCAGTAACAAAAGGAAAAAGAGTTGTCCTTGTTGCCTGGATCTATGATAAATAGTATAATACAAACATACGAACATACAAAACATATTTTAGACAAGGAGAATACATATGTCGTTTGCAGCGTTGAAGAAGAACCGTACCGATCTTTCTAAACTGGTACAACAAGCCCAGGAAACCTCTGGCACTACTCAAACAACTAGACAATCAGATGATCCACGATTCTGGATGCCGACCAGAGATAAGGCTGGTAATGGTTATGCTGTTATTCGTTTCCTACCTGGAGATGCTGAGGCAGCTACACCATGGGTACGATATTGGGATCATGCTTTCAAAGGACCAACTGGTCAATGGTATATTGAGAAGTCATTAACTTCTCTCGGTCAGCAAGATCCACTATCAGAGTTAAACAGTAAGATGTGGAACTCTGGTATCGAAGCTGACAAAGGAGTAGTACGTCAACGTAAACGTAACCTACGTTACATATCAAACGTACTAATTGTTTCAGATCCTTCTGCACCAGAGAACGAAGGACAGGTTAAGCTGTATCGTTTTGGTAAGAAGATATTTGATAAGATAATGGATTCTATGCAACCTCAGTTTCCAGATGAGAAACCAGTTAATCCATTTGATATGTGGGATGGTGCAGACTTTACAGTTAAGATTCGTAAGGTCGAAGGCTATCCTAACTATGATGCATCTAGCTTTAAAGCACCATCAGCAGTGCCTGGTAGTGATGAAGAGTTAGAAGCTATCTACAACAAACAGTATGATCTTAATGAATGGACTGATCCAAAGAACTATAAGTCATACGATGAGTTGAAAGCAAGGTTGGCAATGGTTCTTGGAGAGCAGGCTCCTCGTACTGTTAAACAGGAAGCTGCATTAGAGTTGGACGATGAGATACCAGACTTCTCATCTAAGTCAGCTCCAGATGCTCCGACAGCACCAGAGCCAGCTATTACTACAGCAGAGTCTTCTATGGATGATGATGATACGATGAGCTACTTTGCTAAGTTAGCAGCAGAAGACTAAAGAAAAGGCCCTTCGGGGCCTTTTTTTAAAAACCATAGATGCCATAGCCAGGTCGAACACCCTGCTGCATCATTAGTTTCTCAATATAGTATTGATCAATTGCACTTCCAAATTGACCTCCACCAGAAGATTTACTACTATTGTTTACATTATTATTATTGTCACCAATTTGACCAATATTAACAGTTTGGCCATTAGAATTTTGATCTTTTAATTTTTGAGCAGCAATAAAATTTTGGATTTGTGTCTCTCTTAAACTTTCAGCAAAATTAGACTCTGTTTGAAATCTATAATCTACTCCCGCTTTTTCAAGTAATTTGTTTACACCTTTATTGAAGAGACCTACAGTACCAGTTGTAAAAAAATCAACAGTACTAAACACTTGTGCATCTATTGCTTCTCTTAGTCTTTGGCCAAAACCTACTCCTAGTTGTTTTTTCTCTTCATCAGAAGCTGCCATATAAGTTACATAAGCTGCCTCTAATGGTAACAAGGCTTTTCCGAGGCCTTTGAGGACTGTATCTAGTTTTCCTCCTGATTTTTTTACTGCATCAGCTATTTCATCAAGATTTGCAAATCTTGTGCCTCCACCAGGCACTTTTATTAATGGCCTTGCTCCTGGTCCTTCTGGCATAAACAAATTCCCTACTCGTTTACCTTTCATTCTGGCCAGATCGTCTGAAAACTGAGAAAGGCTCACAGGCTTGTCTAAATTATTAACTTTTGCCCCTGCCAAACCTCCAACACTAGTTTGAACTTTTGGAGGTTTTGCATTGGGATTAAATGAGCGTTTATTCTCTAAAGTTTTTCCTCTTGCTTTTTCTAAAAGATCTGCCGCACTACCTATTCCCATTCCTCTTAGTAATGCTATTGTGGCTCCTACTGTCAATGTTCCTAACAAACCGACAATACTTCTACTAGCCATTAATAAAAGCTGCCCACCAATTAAAGCTACAGCACCACCAACAGCTGACTTTACAGTAGGATCATTTAAGTTTATTTCCATCTGATCTGGTCCAAGACCAAAAGCTGCTAAAGGATTAGTAGCATTAATAACATCTTTATCTAACTTATCTGATATAAAAGAAGTTATTTGATCACCAAATGTTACTCCAATACCAGCTAGAAGAGAAAGTCTTCCTCTTAACCCTAAAAACCTTAAACCCAGAGCTGTGTTTATACCCTTACCTATTTCATCTTTGGCTGTTTGTTCATCTTCAAATCCAAGCTTCTCTAAGTCTAAATTTTCAGAAACTTTATCAACCATTCCCTGAGCTATTTTATTTGCAGCTAATGCACCTATTGCAAACTTTGCAGCACGTCCACCTGTGAATGCTATCCCGCCAGCTATAGCTCCCATCAATCCAGCAAGAGCACCAGGACCTTTTCCAATTAATCCAGCCAGGCCTT